TGTTAATGAGTTACTATCTCCTATAGGAGCCAGTAGATGGTAGAAAAACGAATACAAAACACAGCAATAGATATATCTCCTAATGCCAATAACTCACTTGAAGTAGAAGGTGTAGGAGAAGAAATACAATTACAAGAGCCTGAAAATACAAACAAAGGCTACGAAATAATTCAAGAGCAAGATGGAGGAGTCACTCTTGACTTTGATCCATCTCAAAAACAATCTGAAGGTGATTATTTTGCAAACATAGCAGAGTTTATAGATGATGATATACTGGAAAAGTTATCTTCTGATTTACAGAAAAATTTTGAGGATGATAAAAATTCTAGATCTGATTGGGAAAAGACTTACAAAGAAGGATTAGATTTATTAGGATTTAAATACGAAGAAAGATCCAAGCCTTTTGCGGGAGCTGCGGGTGTCACACATCCTCTACTTGCAGAGGCAGTCACACAGTTTCAAGCACAAGCATACAAAGAACTTTTACCACCAGGTGGACCAGTGAGAACAGAAATATTAGGTGTTCCTAGTCTAGAAGTAGAACAACAAGCAGAACGAATTAAAGAATTTATGAACTATCAAATTACTTGTGAGATGCAAGAGTTTGATCCAGAGCTTGATCAATTATTATTTCATTTACCTCTAGCAGGTTCAGCATTTAAAAAAGTTTATTATGATGGAACTCTGGAAAGAGCGGTATCTAAATTTATACCAGCAGAAGATTTAGTGGTTCCTTATTTTATTACAGACCTAGAGTCCTGTGGTAGAATTACTCACATTGTAAAAATGAAGCACAATGATTTAAGAAAAAATCAAGTGTCAGGATTTTACAGAGATATAGAACTTCAACCTAACACAGCTAAGACATCTGACATCAAAGAAAAACAAGATGAGTTATCTGGTGTAGAACAAGTTTCATTTACAGAAGAAGAACACAATGTTCTTGAAATGCACGTTGATTTAGATTTACCAGGATACGAAGACATGGGTGCTAACAATGAGAAGACAGGTATTATGTTGCCTTACATTGTAACTCTTGATGAGGACTCTGGAGAAATTTTATCTATCTATAGAAACTGGAATCAAGGCGATCCTTCTAGAAAGAAAAAAGAATACTTTACACACTTTAAGTTTCTGCCAGGTCTAGGATTCTATGGCTTTGGTCTTATTCACATGCTGGGTGGTTTATCAAGAACTGCTACTGCAGCTCTACGTCAACTTATAGATGCAGGAACTTTATCAAACTTACCTGCTGGTTTCAAAGCAAGAGGACTAAGAATACGTGATGATGACGAAGCACTCAATCCTGGTGAGTGGAGAGATGTCGATGCACCAGGGGGTAACCTTCGTGAGTCATTAATGCCTCTACCTTACAAAGAACCAAGTGGAACTTTATTTCAGTTACTAGGTTTCGTTGTTGATGCAGGTAGAAGATTTGCAGGTGTAGCAGATATGATGATGGGTGAGAATGCAGGTAGTCAACAACAACCTGTAGGAACAACCATGGCTATTTTAGAGCGTGGCATGAAAGTTATGTCCGCTATCCATAAGAGATTACACTATGCACAAAAAACAGAATTTAAATTATTAGCAAAAGTATTTTCTGATTACTTACCAGAGAACTATCCTTACATGGTTTCAGGTGGAGAGCAGTCAATTAAAAAAGCAGACTTTGATAATAGGATAGATGTTATTCCTGTCTCAGATCCAAACATTTTCTCTATGGCACAAAGAGTAACTCTTGCACAATCTCAATTACAATTAGCTCAAGCTAATCCTGAGATGCACGATTTAAGAGAAGCTTATTCAAGAATGTATGCAGCTTTAGGTGTACAGAATATTGAAAAATTATTACCCGCACCTGCAGAACCACAGGCACAAGATCCTGCTATTGAGAACGCAGGTACTTTAAATGGTATGCCACCTATACCTTTCCCTGAGCAAGATCATTCTGCACACATAAGGGCACACAGAGCCTTTATGTCATCTGAATTAGTAAAGGCTAATCCTGCAACAATGACAATTTTACAGGCACATATAACAGAACACGTTAGTTTTATGGCTAGAATGATTGTAGAACAGGAAATGGCACCTGAAATGGAGCAAATTATGGCACAAACAGGAGGACAACTACCTCCAGAACAACAACAAGAGCTTTCACAACGTACAGAAAGTGGTGTTGCAGTAAAAATAGCAGAAATTATAGAACAAATGGTTGCAGAAGAGCAAGAAATGATGGATACTTCTAGTTCTGACCCACTTGTGGACCTAAAACAGCAAGAAATTGACCTTAGAAAGGACGATTTAGAGCTAAAAGCACAAGCAATGGGCGAAAAACAAGCTTTAGATGAGAAAAAACTAATGCAAACTGATAAATTGGCTAAAGAGAAGATTGAAAGTCAAGAAGACATTGCACAATTACGTGCAAACGTTGCTTTAGACAAAGCAGATAAAGACAGAAACACTAAAAAAAGAGGAGATAAATAAATGGGCAAACTATGTGCAAGAGGAAAAGCGGCAGCTAAAGCTAAATTTGATGTTTATCCTTCTGCTTACGCAAACATGTACGCTGGTGCTGTTTGTTCGGGTAAAGTAACACCAGGTGGCAAGAAAAACAAAAAAGCTAGTGGTGGCATGATAGGTAATGGCAATAAGTTATCACAATCAAGAAAAAAAGTATCACACCTGAACACAGGTGGTGTTGCTAGAGGTTGTGGAGCTGTTATGGAAAATAAAAGAAAATCAACTAGTTACGCATAATGGCTAAAAACGGTCTACGTAAATGGGTTAAAGACAAGTGGGTGGACATAGGTGCGCCTAAAAAAGGTGGTGGCTTTAAACCTTGTGGTAGAAGTAAAGGTGAAAAAAGAAGTGGCTATCCAAAATGTGTTCCTGCTTCTAAAGCAGCAAAAATGTCAGCAGGTCAAAGAGCATCAGCAGTAAAAAGAAAAAGAGATGCAGGTAATCCAGGTGGCAAACCAACCAACGTAGCAACTTTTGCAAAGAAAAAAAATAAGAAAGCCGCATAATGGCAAAAACTCCAGCATGGCAACGCAAAGAGGGTAAAAGTAAATCAGGAGGCCTAAACAAAAAAGGCGTGGCTTCTTACAGAGCTGCTAATCCAGGTTCTAAGCTTAAAACAGCAGTAACAACAAAGCCCTCTAAACTAAAAC